GTTCCATATTAACCTCTTTTGGGGGGTCAGATGCGATGTTTGATTTTACAATAATATCCGACATGGTTTCTGGTACAAAATGATTTTCTGATACATTCTCTGGTTGTTCTGTACCACTTGAATGATCGCTTCCACTTCCATTGAAAAACTTGGGTGCTATAATCACAGTTGGTGGTTGATTCGATTGCATTGACGGCATCGACTGAGGATATTCTTGTATAGGTGCAATCGGCATATGATTGGTCGTTTGCACCATATGTTTTGCATGATATGCACGTGCATGTTCTTCTGGAAAAATATCAAACGGTGAAACAACTTGTATCTGGTCATTATCATGTAGGTCCGTTTTATCATCAGCACGAATGGTAATAAATTTGGGTCCAATGTGAGATACTTCCCATGCTCGTGTAGGATGACCATCTTTACAATGACGAAGACATACTTTTTCGCCCAATTTATATCTGTCTTCTTCCTCTTCGTAATTATCCTCTTTTTTACCTCCACCCAACTGTCCTGGAGAAACATAAGGTGAATTCGGATTATAAGGAGGACTATCACCATCTTCTACTGGAGAAACATAAGGTGAATTCGGATTATAAGGAGGACTATCACCAGCTTCTGCTGGAGAAACATAAGGTGAATTCGGATTATAAGCAGGACTTCCGGGTGCATAAGCAGGACTTACGGATGCGTAAGGAGGCGTTTCATCCGGCGCATAAGCAGGACTTCCGGGTACATAAGCAGGACTTCCGGATGCGTAAGGAGGCGTTTCATCCGGTGCATAAGCAGGACTTCCGGATGCGTAAGGAGGCGTTTCATCCGGCGCATAAGCAGGAGAGAAATCATCAACAGCCTCATTTAATATACTGGGATCTGGTGTGTAATCCGATGATGGTGTAAATAGACGTGCGCTGCGTTTCTCTTGAATACGCTGTTGTATTGCAGTAATTAAACGTGTTGGCGTCATTTTATCATCACTCATTAAAGTCTGGATATTTTGTGAATAAGACATATTCTCAATTTGCTGGATATTATCCTCTGTAATAATACGAACTTGTGCATTAATCGTCTGTAATTCTTGGATCAATAATTTGAATGAATAAGGAATGCATACAATACTAAAATTACGTCCATATTTCGTTACATGTTCCAAACGAACGTCTTCTCCTTCCAATGATCCTACATATTTCAATGGACCATCAGCCATGGGACTCATAAACAATCCCTTTGATGGATTGTAGATTGAAATCATACCTGTGTGATTACATACAGCCATATAAGATTTATCCCCACGTTCCATCATCGATTCACGCAAAAAGTCGTTCATTCCATGTGAAATTACAGTATCACGTTCCATTTCTCCTATACGTAGGCCACCGTCATTTGCGCGACCACTTACCGGTTGTTTCGTCAAGGCAGTTCTTGGACCTAATGCACGATAATTGACCTTGTCTTTCACCATGTGCTTTAAACGCATGTAATAGGTGGGTCCCATGAATATTTGAGTTTCTAATTGTTCTCCGGTCATTCCATTATATAAAATCTCATTACCATTTGAATGAAATCCCTGTTTTGTGAGCATTTCACCAAAAACACCAATCTTGGACCCTTTGTTATTAAAAGCAGTACAATCTCCAAAACCACCGTACATCGCACATGCTTTACCTGTGATAGACTCGACCAATTGGCCGATAGTCATACGAGATGGAACTGCGTGAGGATTGATGATTATATCGGGACGAACACCTTCTGATGTAAAAGGCATATCACATTCAGGAACAACCATACCGACAGTACCTTTTTGTCCTGCACGTGAAGCCATTTTATCACCCAATGTAGGAATACGCTGTTCCAATATACGTACTTTTGCAATGCGGTTTCCTTCTTCATCATCGGTTATGAACACTTTATCAACTATTCCCAGTTGCCCTTTTTTAGGTGTCTTGGATGCATCCGTATATGTAGGGACCGCATCCATCGCACTTCCTGGTTGGGGACTGTTAATAGAAGCCAAACCGATCAATACTGTTTTCTCATTTACTAAAGTACCTTCTTTAATAATACCAAATTCGTCCAACTTACTATAATCGTAACCTGGTTTGGTTCCTACCACCAAAGGTTCTTTTGAAATGTCCAAGAAACGTTTATCTACCAAAGAAGACGCGTTTTTTGTGGTTTCTTCATGTGATTCATAACATGTAAAATACGTAGTTCGGAATAATCCACGTTTTAAAGCACCTTCATTGACCAAAATAGCATCTTCAACATTGTATCCGGTATAACAAGCAATTGCGACAATCACGTTCTCACCATAAGAATTCTCTTCGTGAGTGATGTAGTCCAAGAAACGCGATTTTACCAATGGAATTTGTCCATAATTAAGTAAAACGGATGTTTTGTCCATACGCATTTGATAATTGGTATGATAGGTTGAACACGCTTGTTTGCTTTGACCGCATGAAAATGAATTACGGGTTGCCGGATTGTTTTCAGGAAAAATCACCATATTGGTCATCATTCCAAAGATAAGCGAATTGTGAATTTCACAATGAGTATGGGATTTAGGTGATTTCGTGACTGACTGATTACTTTTCTCTTCAGTATCGATGCGACCCGTTTCGAAACTCTCGGCATCCAATGCAATCAGAGCATTCTCACTCTCACTATTATCAATAAAGTCCAAGACTGCCTTTTCTTTCAAAAAACGCTCCAATTTAGCAGGATTCGTCTCAGTTTCAATACCTTCGTACAATTCGTATAGTTCATAAATGCGCATTTCAGTCGGTGTAAATCCAGCAGTTTCGCGTTTTTTATTGAAACCTGTAGTCAAATTTTCCCATGTGAAATCACCATCTTGCAGTTTCTTCAATATGGCCTTGGACTGATACGATGTTTTTCCAGTTTGTTCATCACGATAAAATATGGGACGACACAAACGACCTGCATCAGTATAGACAAACACTGTATTTAGTTTCATATCAAATGTTGCACTCGCGTAAATCGGCAGTAATGCATTGCGGCGAAATAATTTGAATTTTTCCACACAACCAATGGGTTCATCAACTGCACCCGCCAAATAACCATTTACAAAAACCTTGGATACTTGAGACAGCGCGCGTGGTGAATATTCCTCTACCAATTTCATGCCCCATTTTTCACGAAGCCATGCAATCATGGGTTCTCTTGATACGCCACGTGTAATATAGGTGGAAATAGACAAATGTTTATGCAATCCAATGCTTCCACCATCAGGTGTATCAATGGGATCCATATAGCCCCATTGTGAATTATGTAATAATCGAGGGCCGACAATTTTCAAACTACTGTCCAAGGGAAGATTGGTTTTACGCAAATGATTGAGAGCGGAATTGAAGGATAGACGATTTAAATCTTGGACAATACCTACACGTTTGGTGTGGGTTTGTGACCCCCAATTACCTTTGAATGCTTTTTTAAATCCAGTTTCCAATGTACGTTCCTTGAACACATCCTGGTAATTTTGTGTAATCAAACCAAACAAATTGTTTTCATACATTGCTTGATTGTAATAAAGACGTTTTTCAAACTCCAGATGGATTTGGCGCAACTGAATACTCCAATATTCGCGGAATAAGTCGTATAATAGAGATCCAACCAATTCAACACGTTTAAATTTAAAATTATCACGATCTGTTGGTTTTTCCCAACCCATATAGACAGAAAGTAGGCGGAATACCATATCTCCTAAAGCATATGCTTTGGGAATATAATTGGTTTCACCAACATGTGGTAAAAAGTAATCGGACAAAATCTCTAAAGCGTGTGTAATCCCTTTTCCCTTGGTCAAAAGGGCAATATATTTGAGGGCATTTTGTTGGGTCATTATGTTGGCTGCGTCATGAACACATGGAATGAATAGGTCAATCATACTTTCGTATTTATCCATGTCCAAGATACAATGGGCTATGATGTCCTTATCAGAAAGGATACCCAAAGCGCGAAAAACAATGAAGAGGGGAACTGGGGCACGAACATTGGGAATATTCACTACGATCTGTTTATTTGTGTATTTGGATGTCGGCGTTGCTATTTTAACAGACAATGTTCGGACGGGCTTGGACACATTTTCAGAAACAGAGCGAATCTCTGCAGAATATAAATATTTATCATCATTCACGTCGCGGATATACAACATATTGTCGGCGAATTTTTCTTGCGCAACAACGGTTTTTTCTTTTCCATCGACGATGAAATAACCACCAATATCATTGCGACATTCACCCATAGAATGACGTATTTCCTTAGACAATCCACTTAAAACGCAAAACGCTGATTGTAACATAACCGGGAATTTTCCTAAAAATATTTTGTCCAAGGTATGCCACCTGGTTTGTGTATTACCAGAAACGGACGTTTCCGATATTTCACGAAGTCGAGATGCAGCCTCTGTAGTCATTTTAAGACGTATAGCATCTTTCGCATCTCTCTTTTTCTTCGCAACGGTTGCTTTGGGTCCTCCGCCCAACATTTCATCAGTTGTATTTATATCTTCTTCCACATTGGACAATACAGTGCCTAATGTATTCTGTTTCCCATGATCTTCTGATAATTCATAGTTCATTTCTCCACCCAACATTTCCTTCTCTGTTTCACTACCAATAATAGTAGGTTCTTCACCTGGCTTCAAAATATCTACAAATTCGACATCAATATCATAATGGATAGTCATACTGTAATTCATATTACGTAAGCGTGCTTCGTTTGGGAACATGTAATGTACATTGCGATCATCGTGTATGACTGGTTTTCCGAAATAAATCTTTGACCCATCCTTTCCTCCCATATACAAATTACAATACGACATATACTCATTGGTTACTGGGTCCATACGAGAATACAACCGAATTGGATTTTTTTCTTTGAAAATCTTGTAAATATCGTTCTTGTAAAAATCATCGTAGGAATCAATATGATGTCTCACTAAAGCTTGCGGATTATCTTGAAAATAAGTATCGATGATTTTCCATATAGTAGCATTATCCATATCACGTGCCTTATAAATTTAGTGTATATAAATTTATAAGATGTTTTCATCGTAAAGTATTTTATCAAATTCAATCGAATTATT